GTGCTGATTGATGACGACGGGTTCGAACTGGGGATGCCCAGCCACGAAGAAATGGCTGCGCACCAGGTCCTGCTGCTCAGGCATGAAAGTGAGCAGGCGTGGCAGCAGCTTGCCAAAGCGCGTGAGGACATGCAGAAGTTGGTTGACATCAACTGGGCGCTGAACCAGCAGGTCATCGCTCTGCGTCAAGACCTCAAGGTTGCCCGGGCACAGGCGTGCATGGAAGCGAACCTCCATCGACAGGGTGGCTTCTCCACCTGGGGCGGCCACGCCCCAGACCAGAATCGCCCGCCACCAGCAATCTACCCAGTGCTCTGACCCCCGGAAACATTGGGCCAAGTCGACTAAATCAGTGGCTTGAAAGGTGCCCAAGTGGTAATATTTACTGGGCTTTTGCATACCGAAGCCCCACACTTTCCGGTCCCTCGGGACACAAAAAAGCCGCCTCAATGGGCGGCTTTTCTGTTTCATTTACCTCACTTCGCTTTGTCGGTTGGCAGCTCGTAGGGTTTGAAGCGGATCACCTCTTCCCCTAACCACTCGTTAACCTGAAGCAGCCTGGCCTGCTCGGGCTCCAGCTCGTTGATGGCCCACACCTCCGTGGCGTCTCGGACTGAACCGAACCCGCCCGCGTTCTGCGGCACTACTCCCATCAGTTGCGGCGGTATACGAAGCATGGCCAGCTGATCGTCGCGGCTGATGTTCTTGATCGCGCCGAAGTCGTCCTTCGCCGCCACTTCGCTGATCGGGATCAGCTGGATGCCATCCTTCTTGCCGTTGGGCGCGTACATGAAAAGGTTTCGGAAGTTGCCTGGCCCCTTGCTGCTCTTCATTGCCTTGCGCAGGTCGTCGACGAAATCTTCATTCTGGGCGGCATCGGTCATGTACAGGATGAATCCGGCATGGCTGCCGTTCTGGTAATACTTGCGCCGGAAAAGTGTGGCCGATTCGTTGAGCAGCGCGGCCTGGAGCGCCGGCAACCACTCGGGCAGGCCGTAGACCTCCTGGTTGATATCGGCCACCCGCAGATGGCAGATGCTGCCCGCGCGGAACTCGTACTCATCCCGCCAACCGCGCACCTGGTAGTAGGTCTGCAGATCGGAACCCCGTCGCATGTACTTTGCCAGGCATGGTCGAAGCCCGAGGGTGTCGCGCAGCATGTTGTCGCGCTTCTCCAGGTACAGGTTGCCCGACCAGCCCAGGTCCATGACGATCTGTTCGAAGGCCTGACGGCTCAGCAATTTGTGGGGTATGAACGTCCTGGCCAGGGCATTGCGCTTGAAGATCAGGCCCGACTGAAGGTAGACGCTGGCCTTCGAGGAACGTGCCAGACCATCCAGCGATACCGGCGGCTCGTACCAGCGGCCATTGTCGTAGCACTCCAGGTAATCGAGGATCTCCCGCCCGTCCAGGACTGGTACCGGGTCGCCAAAGGTGAACGCCTCGGCGCGGGCGCCAGGGCTGGCCAGCAGCTCCCCAGCGGGTGCCGGCACGGTGCCGGCCTGATCGGTGTTGCCCATCAGAAGATCTCCATGATGCGTGTGTTGGTAGCGGTCTGGCCTTCGAGCGGCTCGTTGTGCAGTGCGTGGAAGAGCGCCCAGGCCAGGTCGGCATGGCCGGTGGCCTCGTTTCGGCCCGCGGTGTAGGTAAATTGGCGGCCGCCTGGGGTGACGGTCTTGCGGATGGCCATAAGCGACTGGGCAATGTCTGTCGCACCGGCATCGAACTCCAAGCGGCCTTTGCTGATAACGTCCCAGGCCTTCATGACCAGGCGCGTCTTGACCTCGGGGTTGTAGCTGAAGGTGCGCAACGCAGGAAAGAACTGGCGCACCAGCTGCGCGACGGCGCTGCCCATGCCAGTGGTGTCAATGCCGATGTATGCCACGTTGTAGCGCTTGGTGATCTGCCGAATGGTTTCGGCCTGGGAATTGAAGTCCATCCCGCGAAACTGATGCTTCTCCAGGACAAAGAATTTCCCGCCCGGTACCAGCGGCGGCGCCACCACTACCAGGCCGGCCGAGTCGCCGGTTTCCGCCGGGTCGTAGCCAACCCACACCGGCCGTTCACCATATGGCCTGGCAGCAAATGGGCTGTAGCCCGGCCAGTCCCAGCTTTCCACCATGCAAGGCTGCAACATGCTCAGTGGGAAGATGCTCGCGCCGTCGTCCACGAACTGGCACATGAGCAGGTTCTGGAACGCTGCCGCGTCGTACTCAAGCCGCAATTCATCCAGGTCGAACAGGTCGCAGCCCCTGGCTTCGGCGTCCATGATCGTGACGATCTGCCGCCAGATCTTGTCCTCGCACAGTCGGCCCTGCTGCAGAGCCTCGTGGGTCACATCCAGTTGGATGTGCTGGGCGGTGGGCTTGCCCTTGTTGATCCGCTCGCCGGTCCACCAGGTGTAGGCCGGGTGCGCCATGCTGCTCGGGGTCGAGAAGTAGGTCTTGCGCCACTTTTTGTGGAGCGCCATGCCCGAGGCCACCTTGTTGATCTCGGCGAAGCCGTGCACCCAGAAGAATTCGTCAAAGTAGAAATTGCCGGACCGGCCCTGGGCGGTGCGGAAGTTGGTGCCCAGGAAGTGCAGCTCGGCGTTGTTCCACAACACGATGGGGTCACCGGTCAGCTTGACGCCCAGCACCTCATTGAGGAACGCCTGCATGTAGGTCTTGAACTGGTGGGCCTGGGCCTTGCTGGCCGACAGGAAGATCTGATTTCGGCCGGTCGTGATGGCGTCGATCAGCGCTTCCCGGGCAAAGTAGAACGTGGCCCCGATCTGCCGGCTCTTGAGGATCATCCGGGTGCGTTGGTTACCCGCCCGGTACCAGTCGAGCTGGTAGTCGAAGCAGCTGTCGCGGAAAGCATCGACCAGTTGATCGATCTGCTCCTCGTCCAGCTCGTTGCGCTTGGGTTGCTTTTTCGGCCCTTCGTTGCGCTTGGCAATGTTCGGGTTGAGGTCGGTTTCGGTACCGCCGCCTTGGTACCGCTGAATGCGCGACTGCCGCTCCAGCTGGCGATGGAGCAGGTCGATCTCCTTGAAGTCGCCGCTGGTCTTGCCGTCCTTGAGGATCAGTTGCACCAGTCGCGCCTCCAGGGCGCCGCCGATGCGCTCGACGTTGTCGGCCCGATCCCATTCGTCTCGGGCCTTCCAGCTGTGGACGGTCTTCTCTTTTTCGTCGAGATAATCGGCAATATCGGTGATGCGCCAACCGGTCCAATACATGAACTTGGCTTGGCGGCGCGGATCCATTGTGGGTTGGGCGGTAGTGTTCATGGCGCCGATGCTGCCGCTCACGCGCGCGTTCACCCACTGGCGCCCACTGTAGCCTCCAGGCCTACAAGTCCAGCGCGTTGCCGTGACTACGCCGGCTGCGGACCATGCCCCTCATCGCAAGGCACAACGCCACCGCCATGAGGATTCCCGGCATGTCCGACAGCACCAAAGCCCCAGCCAAGAAGTTCCGCTCCAAATGGACCCGCATCGCCGTCGAAGGCGCGACCACCGATGGCCGCAACATTGAGCGCAGCTGGATTGAGGACATGGCCAGCACCTACAGCCCCAACACCTACGGTGCCCGCATCAACTGCGAACACATCAAGTGGGCCTGGCCAGGTGGCGAGTTCGGCGCTTATGGCGATGTCTTCTCGCTGAAAGCCGAAGAAGTCGAAATCAACAAAGTGAAAAAGCTGGCCCTCTTCGCCCAGCTGGAGCCGAACGACGCGCTGATCGCCCTCAACAAGGCGGGCCAGAAGGTTTACACCTCGATCGAGGTTGATCCGAAGTTTGCCGACACCGGCAAAGCCTACCGGTTGGCCTCGCGGTAACTGACACCCTGCCAGCCTCGGTACCGAAGCACTGTCATTCAGCGCTCAGCACGGCTCGCTGGCCAGCCGCAAAACCAGCAAGGACAACCTCTTCTCGGCAGCGGAAGAGACCACCTTCGAATTCGAAGAGATCACTGACACCCCCAGCGTGTTCGCCTCGCTGGGCAAGAAGGTCAGTGAGCTCCTCGGCAAGAGCAAGGATAAGGAAGGCAAGGACGCCGCCAGTTTTGCCGCCCTGGGCGAGATGATCGAACAGATCGCCACCCATGGCGCCGAGCAGGCCGAAGCCTTCAGCGCGGAAAAAGCCGCGCGCGAAAAGCTCCAGGCCGACCACGACAAGCTTTCCAAGGACTTCAACGAGCTGGTCAAGCGCCTGGGCGAAACCGAAGACCACTCCCAGGCGCAGCGTCCACCAGTGACCGGTGGCGACGGGCAGGTCCTAGCCGAGTACTGATCCCCGTAGCCCCACAGACAACCAGTTCGGAGTAACACCATGCAGAAAGCAACCCGGATCGCCTTCAACAGTTACCTGGCCAACCAGGCCAAAATCAACGATGTCAGCTCGGTTACCGAGACCTACACCGTGGCTCCAACTCCAGCACAAAAGCTGGAAACCGCAATCCAGGAATCCAGCGGGTTCCTGAAAAAGATCAACATCATCGGTGTCGACGAGGCGGAAGGCGAAGCCATCTTGCTGGGAGTAAACGGCCCGACGGCCAGCCGCACCGCCACCGGCCCTGGCAAACGCCGTCAGCCACGTGACGTTAGCTCGCTGACTTCGGATACCTACGCCTGTAAGAAAACCAACTTCGATACCGCCCTGCCCTACGCACGACTCGACGCCTGGGCGAAGTTCAAGGACTTCCAAACCCGCTTGTCCGGCTCGATTGCCGAGCGCCAGGCCCTGGATCGCATCATGATCGGCTTCAACGGCGTGCGCGCTGATGCTGACACCGATCTGACCGCCAACCCGATGCTGCAGGACGTGAACATCGGTTGGCTGCAGAAGATGCGCGAACGTGCGCCCGAGCGAGTCATCGATGAAGGTGCGGTCGCTGGCAAGGTAACCCTGGGTGCTACTGGCGACTACAAAACCCTCGACGCCCTGGTGTTCGACGCCATCCAACTGCTCGACCCTTGGCACCGCAAGCGCTCGGATCTGGTTGCTATCGTCGACCCTGCCCTGCTGCACGCCAAGCAGCTCAAGGCACTGGAGAACGGCGCGAATTCCAACCAAGAGGCCAACGCTGCCGACGAGATCATCGTCAAGACCCGCGTTGGTGGCGTCCCGATCGAGCACGACGCCCCGTTTTTCATTGAAGGCGCAGTGTGGGTAGGCCCGCTGTCCAACCTGTCGATCTATTACCAAAACGAAAAGCGCCGTCGCCACCTGCGCGATGAACCGGACGCCGACCAGATCGCTGACTACCAGTCGTCGAACGAGGCCTATGTCGTTGAAGACTTCGGCGCCTGCGCCCTGGTCGAGAAAATCGAGAAGGTTTAAGCCATGACCCTGACCCTCGCTCAGCGCACCCGCCTGCGTAAGCTGGCCGCCAAGGAAGCGGCAAGCGTGGCACCCGCGGCCCTTATGGATGGACTGACCAACTACGAGCTGATGCTCGCGAAGTTGCAGCAAGACCAGCAGCGGCTCAGGCAGGTGCAATCGCAGAAGGCAAAAGGAAAGTTGAAAGAGGTCCTGCTGCCTGAATATGTGCCCTATGTCGACGGCATTCTCGCCGCCGGCAAGGGTGCTCAAGACGATGTGCTCATGACGGTCATGGTCTGGCGCCTGGACGCTGGCGACTATTCAGGCGGCCTCGACATCGCGGCATATGTGCTTGAACACGGGCTGGTCACGCCCGATCGCTTTAACCGCACCACAGGTTGTTTGATCGCGGAAGAGGTAGCCACCTCCGCACTGATCGCCCAGAAGTCCGGCAGCAGCTTCCCGCTCGATGTTTTGAGCCGTACCGCAGAACTGACAGCCGAATCTGACATGCCTGACGAGGCTCGCGCCAAGCTGATGCTAGCTCTGGGGCGAGCAACCCTGGAGGGGCTGGACGAAGCCAATCCGGGGCAGCCTGGTCAAGTGCAAGCCGGCGTCGATTTGCTCAAGCACGCCATCGAGCTCAACAGCACTTGCGGTGGCAAGAAAGACCTGGAGCGCGCAGAGCGCCTCCTCAACAAAATCGCCGGCCCCGCCGGCTAACCGAGCGTCCCACGCAACCCGGCGGCTCGGGGCGGATCAGCGGCTTTCTCCTTGGCCTAGCTGTGAAGCCCCGACCACCGCCGACCTATTCAGAGCACCGCGATCATGAGTGGATTCATTCCTGGCGGCCTGGCGCCCAGTACTTCCGTGTCCGGCGTGCACATCAACAGCGAGGCCTTCTGGCCCTCGATCGACCTGGACAAGCTGCGCGAGACCCTGCGGATCGACTCCAGCGTCACCCCCGCCCGGCTCGAAACCGCCGTCATTGCGGCCGTCATAAGCATCAATCGCGACCTGGCAGTATGGCGCGAAGCCCAACAGGCAGCAGGCCACGCCTCGCTTGAGGCTGTCCCCAGCGAGAAGATCCAGGACCAGTCCCTGCTGGTTTACCTCTACAAGCGTGCTGTCGAGTGCGCGGCCGGCGCCGAAGTCTGCGAGCGGTACCGCAGCTACGACACCACGGCCGGCGGCGCCAAGAAGACCGACCAGACAGAGCCCACGATTGAAGACTATCGCCGCGACCAGCGCTGGGCCGTCCGGGACATTCTGGGTACCTCCCGCACCACCGTGGAGTTGCTGTGATGGCCGCCCAGCTCCGCACCCAGCAAAACGACACCGTCGACGCCCTGTGCTGGCGGCACTATGGCCGCACTGCGGGGGTCGTCGAGGCCGTCCTCGATGCCAACCCCGGCTTGGCCGACCGTGGCGCAGTGCTGCAGTCCGGCGTGCTGGTCAACCTGCCCGAAATCCAAACCTCTGCGCCTGAGCGCCAGATGGTGAACCTGTGGGAGTGACTGCCCATGACCAAACTCACCCGAAACCATGGAAGGACTCCCATGCCTGACCGTCCTGAAACCTGGGCCTTCCTGGCCACCTGGCTCGAAAACAACTGGCCCGGTCTGTACGCCGGCCTACTGGCGGCCCTCATTGCCGCGCTGCGGGTTGTCTACGGCGGCGGGAAGCTCCGTCAACTGGTCATCGAAGCGCCGCTGTGCGGGTTCGTTGCCCTCTCGGCCAGCCACGGACTGTCGCTGATTGGCATCCCGCTCACCACCGCGCCCTTCTTCGGCGGCCTGATCGGCCTGCTAGGCATTGAGTTTGTCCGGGCGGCCGCGAAGAAAACCTTCACTCGTAAGGAGGGGACCCTATGACCCTTCGCCACGGCGACCGCTCCCAAGCGGTGCGCGACCTGCAGCGCAAACTCATTGACCGCGGCGCCAAGATCAGCGCCGACGGCGTGTACGGTGACGCCACCGAGGCCGCTGTCCGCACCTACCAGCATCGGGCAGGCCTGGTCGCGGACGGCATCGCCGGCCCGAAAACCTTGGCCAGCCTGCAGGGCGCTGATTGCGCCCATCTGCTGAAAAATTCCGACATGGTCCGGGCTGCCGACCGCCTCGGCGTACCCCTGGCCGCCGTGTATGCGCTCAATGAGGTCGAATCCAAAGGCCGTGGCTTCTTGGACAACGGCAAGCCGGTGATCCTGTACGAGCGTCACATCATGTACGTCCGCCTGCAGAAGATCCGCCGGCTCTGCGATGACCAGGACGAGCTGGAGCGGCTTACCGATCAACTTCAGCAGCGTGCCGACGAGCTGGCCAAGCAGTTCCCGGCCCTGGTCAATCCGAAGTTCGGCGGCTATGTCGGTGGTACCGCAGAGCACCAGCGTCTGGCGCAGGCCCGTTTGATCGATGACCAGGCCGCCCTGGAGTCATGCAGCTGGGGCGCTTTCCAAGTGATGGGCTTCAACTGGGAGAGCCTGGGCTACGCCAGCGTCCAGGCCTTCGTCGAGGCCATGAGCCGCAGTGAATCGGACCAACTGGAGGCCTTCGTCCGCTACATCGAGGCCGACCCTACCCTGCTCAAGGCCCTCAAGTCGCTCAAGTGGGCCAAGGTGGCCGAGCTGTACAACGGCCCGGACTACAAGCGGAACCTGTACGACGTGAAGCTGCAACGCGCCTTTGAGCGGCACCAGGACTGCGGCTGCGGACAGGAGGCGGCCTGATGGACCTGCGCGACGGGTTGCTGGCCGGTGCACTGTTCGCTGCGGTGTCGGCCGGGCTGTGGGGTTGGGGTCAACAGCTCCTGCTCGGGACTGAGAAGGCTAAGACCACGGGGCTGGAGCGCCAGCTCACAACCGCCCAGGTCGATGCCAGCCGCAACCTGGCCACCGCCACCAAACTGAAATCCATCCTGGAGCGCGAGCGCGCCGACCAGGCGCAGCTCCTGAAGGTTCAGGTCGAACTGCGCCAAGGCCTGGCCGCTCGCCAACGTACGATCGAGGCTCTCAAGCATGAAAATGACCAACTTCGGGACTGGGCTCGCCAGCTTCTGCCTGATGCTGCTCGCCGGCTGCGGGAGCGTCCCGCCCTCACCGGCGCCGACGCTTACCGTCAATGGCTGTCCGGTGGTGGTCCCGTGCGTCCTGCCGGCGACAGCGCCGAAGGCCAACGGGGACCTTCTCAGTGACCAGGACGTTGTTGAACAGGCCTGGGCCGAGTGTGCCGCCCAAGTCGACCGTGTTTATCAGCACCAGGTGAACCATGAACAAGCCCAATAGCCTCCGCGACCACCTGCTCGCGGCCGTCCCAGGTCTCAAGCAGAACCCGGACGCGCTGCTGATATTTATCGACGCCGGCAAGGTGCGCTGCACTGCGGCTCCCACCCTGTCGTTCGAATACAGCTACACGCTACAAATCATCCTGACCGACTTCGCGGGCCACCCTGACAGCGTGATGCTGCCGATACTGGGCTGGCTCAGAATCAACCAGTCGGAGCTGCTGGTGAACCTGGAAAAGGCCGCCAACAGCCTCAAGTTCGAGGTCGATATCATCGACCGGAGCAAGGTGGACATGAGCATTACCCTGCCGTTGACCGAACGTGTCGTGGTGAAGCGCCAGGCTGACGGGACCTATGACGTCACCCACCCCGGCGAACCGCAGTACGAGCCGTACCAGGACTACGGCGAAGTGACTATCTACGCGGATGGCGAGCCGCTTGCGTCCTGGCAGCCGCCGCCGGCGCCGGAAGGCATGGCACTGTCGGTACCGCACCCAAGGCGGCCAGACCATGGCTGATCTTGAAGCCCTGGAGGACTGGGTAAGTCCGCTCCTACAGCGCATCGAGCCGGCCGAGCGCTCCAAGCTGGCCCGCTCGATCGCCCAACAACTCAGGCGCAGCCAGCAGCAGCGCATCACAGCGCAACAGAACCCGGATGGCTCGGCGTATGCGCCCCGCAAACCGCGACAGCTGCGCGGGAAACAAGGCCGGATCCGGGCCAAGGTGAAGATGTTCCAGAAGCTGCGCACCGCGACCTTCATGAGGACCCGTGGCGATGCCTCGGCGGCCACCGTGGGTTTCACTGGGCGGATCGCCAGAATCGCACGGGTACACCAGGAAGGCCTGCGCGATCGTGCGGCCCGCAACGCGCCGACCGTCCAGTACGACCAGCGCGAGCTGCTCGGCCTCACGGATGCTGAACTTGATCAGGTCCGTGACACCTTGCTTGCCCACCTGACCCTGTAACACCCCGCTATACAAGGCCCCGGAGATGCGCGCACGCGTAGGCGGCGCGACCATCGCCGGCATGAACAGCCTCGCCGAACTTGCCCGCCTCATCGAAAACCTCGTCCGCTTTGGCACCATTGCCGAGGTGCAGCACAAGCCGCCTCGCGTGCGGGTGCGCACTGGCGAGTTGCTGACCACCTGGCTGCCGTGGCTCGCCATCCGCGCCGGCGCCGATCGAGAGTGGGACCCACCCACCGTCGACGAGCAGGTCATTCTCCTTTCGCCGAGTGGCCAGCTTGCCAATGGCGTGGCCATCACCGGACTTTTCAGCGACCTCATTCCGGCCAATGGCGACCGCCCGGGCCTGCACCGTCGCACCTACGCCGACGGCGCCGTCATCGAGTACGACAGCGAGGCTCACCACCTGAACGCCACGCTTCCGGCTGGGGGCACCACCAACCTGATCAGCAAGGGCGGGATCCGTATCGAGGGCCCCATCACCCACATCGGCGACTACAACCAGACCGGCAAGATGACCGTCTCTATCGACGTCGTCGCGGCCGGCATCAGCCTGGTGACCCACAAGCACGGCGGCGTCATGTCGGGGCCGAGCACCACCGGAGTACCCGTGAAATGAACCGCCTGAATGGGTCCACCCTCACTGCGATGGAACACATCAAGCAGTCGGTCGAGGACATCCTCACCACTCGCCTGGGCACGCGGATTGCGCGTCGCGAGTACGGAAGCCTCCTGCCTGAACTGATCGACCATCCCCAGAACGACGCCACGCGCCTGCGCCTTTACGCAGCCACCGCCATGGCCCTTATGCGCTGGGAGCCACGCATTCGACTATCCCAAGTGCAGATGGACACCGTCGGACTGAGTGGCAGAGCTGAGCTGGAGCTCACCGGCGCCCTGGTCGACAACAACGAGCCGTTCAGCATGCGCATGCCGTTGCAATTCGGGGGTGCCGCATGAATACATTCCTGCCGATCGACCTCAGTCAGTTGCCGGCGCCGCAAGTCGTCGAGCAGATCGACTACGAGCAGATCCTCGCCGAGCGCAAGGCCTACGCAGTCTCCCTGTGGCCAGCGGACCAGCAGGCTGAAATCGCTGGACGGCTGGAGCTTGAATCCGAGCCAATCACCAAGCTGCTGCAGGAGAACGCCTATCGCGAAATGATCTGGCGTCAGCGGGTCAATGAGGCCTCGCTCGCCGTGATGCTCAGCTCGGCCGGCGGCAACGACCTGGACCAGATCGCAGCCAACTTCAACGTCAAGCGCCTGGTCATCCAGGTGGCACAGCCCCAGGCAATTCCGCCGGTGCCCGAGGTCCTGGAGGGCAACGATGCTCTGCGCGAGCGAGCCCAGATGGCATTCGAGGGGCTGAGTACCGCCGGCCCACGTAACTCATATGTCTTCCACGCCCGGGCAGCCAACGGCCAGGTCGCTGATGCCACCGTGGAAAGCCCGTTCCCTGCAGAGGTGGTGGTCACGATTCAATCGGTTCTGGGCAACGGCACGGCCAGCGCTGAACTGCTCGACATAGTCCGTGCCTACCTCAGCGATGAAGACCGCCGGCCGGTCGCCGACCGCTTGACCGTCCAGGGCGCCGAGGTTCTGCCGTACCAGGTAAACGCCCGCCTGTACCTTAAGACGCTGGGCCCGGAGGCTGAGCCCATCCTGGCGGCCGCCGAGCAGCAGCTGCAGGCCTTCGTAGCCCAGCGCCGCCGGCTGGGCATGCAGGTGTCGGAGTCCGCTATCCATGCCGCGCTGCACGTTGAAGGCGTGCGCAAGGTAGAGCTCCAAGGCTGGGTCGATATCAACGCCACGCTTAGCCAGGCGCCCTACTGCACAAGCATCACCCTGGCCCAGGGCACTGAGCCATGAACCTGCTACCTGGTAATGCCACGGACCTGGAGCGCCAGGCCGCCGAGGCGCTCGCGCAGATTGAGCGGGTACCCGTGCCGATCCGCAGCCTCATCAACCCGGACCTCTGCCCGGTGGCCCTACTTCCGTTACTTGCCTGGGCCTTCTCGGTGGACCGCTGGGACAGCCGCTGGCCCGAGGCGGCCAAGCGCGCCTCTATCCGGTCTTCGTTCTTCATCCACTCGCGAAAAGGAACTATCGGCGCACTACGGCGGGTCGTGGAGCCGCTGGGCTACCTGATCGAGGTTATCGAGTGGTGGCAGACAGAGCCCAAGGGCGTGCCCGGCACCTTCGCGATCAAGGTGGGCGTGTCCGAGGAGGGAATCAGCGAAGAGACCTATCAGGAACTGACCTGGCTCATCGATGACGCCCGCCCAGTGAGCCGGCACCTGACCGGCCTGGCCATCAGCCTCGAAACCAGCGGCACCCTGTCTATCACCGGCAGCCTATACGACGGCGACGAACTGGACATTTACCCCCCTGCCCTGCGCGACCTGGAGGTGACCGGCTCGATCGGTCGCGGCGGTCGCGAACACACCATTGATACATTGGACATTGCACATGGCTGATCAGAACTCGCAGTTCTACGCGATCCTCACCAACGTGGGGGCTGCAAAGCAGGCTAACGCGGATGCCTTGGGCATCCCCTGGAAAATCACCCATATGGGCGTGGGCGATGCCAATGGCGCCGAACCTATTCCCAATGCCTCTCAGACCAGCCTCATTGCAGAGTGGCGCCGTGCGCCTCTCAACCAACTGAAGGTCGACGACAACAACAGCTCGATCATCGTTGCCGAGCAGGTCATCCCCGCCGACGAGGGCGGGAAATGGATTCGCGAAGTCGGTCTGTATGACATCGACGGCAACCTGGTGGCCGTAGCCAACTGCCCGCCGACCTTCAAACCGAAGCTGAGCCAAGGCTCAGGCCGTACCCAGGTCGTTCGTTTAAACCTGATCGTCAGCAGCTCCAGCAACGTGGAACTGAAAATTGATCCTGCCTTGGTGCTGGCCACGCGGGAGTGGGTCACCTCGGAGCTGGCCAAGCAGGACTTCAAGCACTCGGTCGTCGCGGCTACTACTGGGCCTGTCGCCTTGAGCGGTTTGCAGACCGTCGACGGCGTGGCACTGGCCGCAGGTGCCCGTGTCCTGGTGAAGAACCAGGACGCCGCCAAGGACAATGGGATCTATGTTGCTGCGACCGCTGCATGGGCGCGCAGCACCGACGCGGATGTCAGTGCCGAAGTAACACCGGGCATGCTGGTGCTGGTTGAGCGAGGCATAGTCAACGCCGACAGCGCATGGCAGTTGGTGACCGATGCGCCGATTACCCTGGGCGTCACGGCCCTGGTCTATGAAATGGCCTTTGGCCGCACTGGCGTAGCCGCTGGCACTTACCGCAGTGTGACGGTGGATGCCTACGGCCGGGTGACTGCCGCGAGCAACCCGACTACGGTGGCGGGCTACGGCCTGACCGATGTGTACACCAAGACTGAGCTGGATCAGGCCTTGTCGCTCAAGGCGAACGTGGCCAGCCCCACTTTTACCGGAGCGGTATCAGTGCCGACGCCGGCGGCGGGTAACAATTCGAAGTTGGCGGCGAACACGGAATTTGTACAGGTGACCATTGCGGCACTGATTGCGGCCGCCCCTGGCGCGCTGGATACGCTCAACGAGCTGGCGGCCGCGCTGGGCAATGATCCGAACTTTGCTGCCACCGTGACCAATGCTTTGGCACTCAAGGCGCCCTTGGCCAGCCCGGCCTTTACTGGGGTGCCGACCGGCCCTTCACCTGCGCTGCTCGACATTTCGCAGAAGTTCGCGACCACGGATTTTGTGAAGCAAGCCGGCTTGACCTACCCAACCAACACCGCTGAGGTAGCAGTTGGCAGCACGCTTACGCCGTACTGCATTGGTCGGATCACGTTAGTGAGCGGCACGGGGGTGTGGGCCGGTGCAGTGACCTTGCCCACAGGAGTGCCGCCGGGTTCTGTATTCACCATTTCCGTAGGCGGCGGGATGGGAACATTGACGGTTAATGCGCCTGCGGCAGCGGGCTCGTATCTGGCGATGGGTAGCAGTCAATTTTCGTCTATCCAAACGAAGTGGTCAGAAGCGCCGCTAGTTGTCGTTTGCATAGCGGACGGTATCTACGCCGTTCTCTCTGGTGGCGATTCAAGTGCTTACGGTTTCCAGGCCTCGCTCGCGGGATTAAGCGGCTATCAGCGCCTCCCCAGTGGGCTTATTGAGCAATGGGGCTGGCTCAGGGCTGCGCCCAACTCGACCACTACTATCACGTTGCCGATTGCGTTCCCCAACGCCTTTAAATCCGTCTTTCCGGCGGTTCAAGACAACATTGCCTATGTCGACTCGCATCCTATCGTCACCGCAATACCGATAAACGCCGGTAGCTTTAGTCTGCGGTCGTACTACACGGCATCCGACATAAGCGTGGCCTGGCGTGCCATCGGCTACTGACCTAGGGGGTCTCATGAGTATATTTTTTTCACCTTCGCATAAATGCTTCTACGATGAAGCGATCAACTTGAGCATGCCCGAAGACGCGGTCGCTACGACGGATGAGCTGCGTTCGCTGTTACTGGACGGTGAGGCCTCGGGTAAGTGCATCAACTGGGAGACCTCGCCGCCTTCTCTGCAGGATGTCGAAGTGGTGGTGACCCCGGAAACAGAGCGCATCTGGCGAGACGCTGCGCTGGTGAAGCCGTGCGCGGTGCGCGACCGCCACCGTGATGAGCAAGAACTGTTCAGGCCAACGACGCTGACCCCGGAGCGTTTCGTGGAATTGCTGGGATACATTCAGAAGCTGCGCGACTGGCCCCAGTCGGCCGCCTTCCCGGACTCGACGCACCGCCCCGTGGCCCCGGCCTGGCTTGCTGAACAACTCCTGTAGAAAGGCCTGCTACAACGCCACCTACTCGCTCAACACCCGCGCGCGCGGCAGCCTGTGCAGTGTCATCCACCTGCACAGGCACACACCATGGCCGACGAATACCACCACGGCGTCCGGGTCCTCGAAATCAACGAGGGCCCCCGCCCAATCCGAACCGTTTCCACTGCCGTCGTCGGCATGGTCTGCACTGCAGACGACGCAGACGCCACGGTTTTCCCGCTCGATACCCCTGTCCTGCTGACCAACGTACAGGCTGCCATCGGCAAAGCCGGTACCACCGGCACCCTGGCCGCCAGCCTGCAGGCGATCGCCGACCAGACCAAGCCCGTGACTGTCGTGGTGCGGGTGGCCACCGGTGCAACCCCCGAGGAAACCACCAGCAACCTGATCGGCACCACCACCGAGACCGGCAAGTACACCGGCATGAAAGCCCTGCTTGCTGCGAAGGGCCGCCTCAAGGTCACCCCACGCATTCTGGGCGTGCCTGGCCTCGACTCCCTGCCGGTGGCCACCGCCCTGGTCTCGATCGGCCAGCAACTGCGCGCTTTCGTCTACGTCGCAGGCTCGGGCTGCAAGACCAAGGAAGAAGCCGTCGCCTACCGCGAGAACTTCGGTGCCCGTGAAGTCATGGTCATCTGGCCGGACTTCGAACAGTGGAGCACCGTCAGCAACGGCACCGTCCCAGCGCCGGCAGTGGCCCGTGCCCTTGGCCTGCGCGCCAAGATCGACCAGGAGGTCGGCTGGCACAAAACTCTGTCCAACGTCCCGGTCAACGGCGTAACCGGCATCACCGCCGATGTGTTCTGGGACCTGCAGAACCCGGCAACCGACGCGAACTACCTCAACAGCAACGAGGTAACCACCCTCATCAATGCCGACGGCTTCCGCTTCTGGGGCTCGCGCACCTGCACCGAAGATCCCCTGTTCGCGTTCGAGAACTACACCCGAACTGCCCAGGTCCTGGCCGACACCATGGCCGAGGCGCACATGTGGGCGATCGACAAGCCAATGCACCCTTCCCTGATCCGGGACATGCTGGAAGGCATCAACGCCAAGTTCCGCGAGCTGATCGCCGGCGGCTACCTGATCGGTGGCAGCGCCTGGTACGACGAGCAGGCCAACACCGAGACAACCCTCAAGGCCGGCAAGCTCTTCATCGACTACGACTACACGCCTGTGCCGCCGCTGGAAGACCTCTCGCTGCGCCAGCGCATCACCGACCGCTACCTGGCTGACTTCGCCAGCCGCATCAACAGCTGACGGAGACCATACCCATGGCCATGCCACGCAAGCTCAAGAACCTCAACCTGTTCAACGATGGCGGCAGCTATCTCGGCGAATGTAAGACCGTCACCCTGCCCCGCTCAGCCGCAAGATGGAGGGCTATCGCGGCGGCGGCATGAACGGCCCGGTCAAGGCAGACCTGGGCTGGAGCGATGACGGCATCCAGCTGGAATGGAAGCTCGGCGGCTTCGACGACCAGGTCATTCGCCAGTTCGGCGCCATCAAGGCCGATGGCGTGCTGCTGCGCTACACCGGCTCCTACCAGCAGGACGATACCGGCGTGCACACCGCCGTCGAGATCGTTGTCCGCGGCCGTCACGAAACCATCGAGGCAGGCGAAGCCCAGGCCGGTGAAGACACCGAGAAGAGCGTCACCACCACCTGCAGCTACTACAAGCTGACGGTCGACGGCGAAGTCCCGTGGAGGTCGACCTCCTGAACTTCATCGAAATCATCGACGGCGTCGACATGCTCGCCGAACAACGCAAAAACCTGGGCATCTGATCGCGCCCCACTGAACAACCGGAGCCACCATGAGCACTACCGAAACCAACACCGCAGTCACCACCGCCGAGGCTCCTGCCGAAGCCCAAAAGCTGAACGACAACCAGGTCGAGCTGGACACCCCAATCCAGCGTGGCAAAACCGAGATTGCCATCATCACGCTGCGCAAGCCCACCGCCGGCGAGCTGCGCGGTATCCACCTGTCCGAGCTGCTGCAGATGGACGTTGCCAGCCTGATCAAGCTGATTCCACGCATCAGCGAGCTCAACGAGTACGAGGCCGGGCGCCTGGACCCAGCCGACCTGGTCGCCGTGGGCGTGAAAGTGTCCGGTTTTTTGCTGCAGAAGCGGATGAAGACGGACGCGTCCCTCGTTGCGTAGAAGACGCCATGGCCGATGTGGCCATGGTTTTCCACTGGACGCCGAGCGACATGGATGGGCTCGGCGTGAAGGACCTGATGGACTGGCGCGAGCGGGCGCGGTTAAGGAGTAGCAACAATGGCAAATGACCTGCGCCTACAGGTGGTGCTGAGCGCGATCAACAAAGCCACCGCACCGCTGCGCCAGATCAGCCAGGGCAGCCAAGAGACCGCGCAAGCGCTCAAGGCTGCCCGGGACAGCCTCAAGGAACTGAACGCCCAGCAGAAGGATGTGAGTGCTTGGCGTTCCCAGATTGCCGAAGCCCGCAAGACCGCCGAAGCCCTGAACTCGACCAAGAGCCGTGTTCAGGAGCTGGCCGGCGCGCTGCGCGACCAGGAGCGTGCAGTCCAGCCGCTCCAGGCCAGCTATGACAAGCTCCAGGGCGAAACCTCTGCCCTGAACGATCGCCACAAATCCCTTACCACGCAGCTGAAGCAAACCCGCGAACAGGCGCGAGCGGCCAACCAGGTATGGCAAGAAAACCGCAAGCGCATCAGGGACCTGGGCGAGCAAATCGGCAGGACCAACCAGCCCACAGAGCAGCTGCGCAACGAATATGCGGCCCTTGTTACCCAGCAGCAGGCTCAATTGACGCTGGTGCGCCAGCTCAGTGGTAGCCAGAAGGAACTACAGCAGCAACACCGTGCCAGCGCGGCCGAGGCCCGTGAGCATCGCGAGCGCTTGTCAGCGCTTGGCAACCAACTGCAGGAAGCCCGTGCACCGATGCAGGGGCTCAACCAGGAGTTCCGCACCGCCCTGCGCGAGGCCCGGGCCCTGAAATCCCAGCATGCCTCACAAGAGCAGGGCCTCCAGGCTCTGCGCGCCAAGCTGTCGGCCGCGGGGATCAGCACCCGCGACCTGGCAAGCCATGAGCGCAAGCTGCGCGACCAGGTCAGCGCCACCAACGAAGCCATCAGCGCCCAGACCAAGCGCATGGACCAGCTGGCCGCCAAACAGGCGAAGCTGGCCAAGGCCCGTAGCGAGCTGGAAAAAGCACAACACCTGGGTGCGAGCATGGCCGGTACCGGCGCGGCCGGCCTGGCCACCGGTTACGCCGCAGCACAACCGGTCAAAGCTGTGATTCAAGCCTTTGCGCCCAACGAGGACTCGGCCACACAGCTGAAGGTCTCGATGATGGGCAGCAACGGCCAGGTGGCCGAAGACTTCCAGAAGATCACCGACCTCGCCACACGCCTGGGCGATCGCCTGCCCGGTACCACTGCCGACTTCCAGAACATGATGACCATGCTGCGCCGGCAGGGCCTGAGCGCACAGAGCATCCTTGGCGGCACCGGTGAAGCAGCCGCCTACCTGGGCGTGCAGTTGAAGATGCCGGTGGAAGAGTCGGCTGAGTTCGCGGCGAAGATGCAGGACGCTACACGCACATCTGAAAAAGACATGATGGCGTTGATGGACACCATTCAGCGCGGGTTCTATGCCGGCGTTGACCCAGACAACATGCTGCAAGGCTTCAGCAAAATCGCGCCGGTGATGGACGTCATCAAGAAAACCGGCATCGACGCGGCCAAAGAGCTTGGGCCTTTGCTGATCATGATGGACCAGGCCGGCATGGAGGGCGGCGCTGCCGGTAACGCCTACCGCAAGATCTTCCAGGCAGGCCTGGACAAGGGCGGCGTCGAGGATGTCAACAACTCGACCGCGTTGAAAAGCCGAGGAATCAAACTCAACTTCACAAACGACGATGGCAACTTCGCGGGTCTGGAAAACCTCTACAAGCAGATCGAGAAGCTCAAAGTACTCAACGACGAAGACCGTACAGCGACGATCAAGTCGCTGTTCGGCGACGACGCCGAGACCATAACCGTCCTCAACACCATGATGAACAAGGGCCTGGCCGGGTATCAGGAGGTACAGCAAAAGCTCCAGGACCAGGCCGATCTGCGCACCCGTGTTAACGAGCAACTTGGCACCCTGAGTAACATCATCGAGGCGGCCGAGGGTAGCTTCACCAATGCTATGGGGGAGTTCGGCCGAGCCATTGCGCCGGAACTTAAGGGGCTGATCAAAACCTTGGGCGAAATGGCCACCAGCGTCGGAGCCTGGGCCCGAGAGAACCCAGGGCTGGCGGGCGGCCTGGTCAAGGTTGTTGCGGCAGTCGCTGTGCTCGCAGCTGGCTTCGGGGCCCTGGCGATCACCATGGCCAGCCTAATCGGGCCCTTCGCCATGGTGCGCTATGGCATGACGCTGTTCGGCGTGAAAAGCGCCGGCATGTTGCCTATGGCTGGGAAACTGTCGGCAGCGATTCGCTCTGTCAGCATCGCCTTGTGGGGCCTGGCCATGAACCCAGCCGCCCTGGCTATTGCCGCTGTCGTCGCGGTGCTCGCCGGCGGGGCGTACCTCATCTACCGAAATTGGGATCAGGTGAAGGCGTACCTCGCCAGTTCCTGGTCCGAAATTCGCGCCGGTGCCAGTGCTGGCATCGGCGGGATTCTCACCGTACTGGCCAACTTCAACCCGATCGGGCTGATCTACCAGGCCTTCGCGGCAGTGTTGAACTACCTGGGCATCGAGTTGCCGACCCGCTTCACCGAATTCGGCAACATGATCGTCAACGGCCTGGTCAATGGCTTGCTGGCTGGTCTGGGGCAGATCAAGAGCGCCATCGGAACCCTGGGCGACTCAACCATCGGCTGGTTCAAGGAAAAGCTCGGTATCCACAGCCCGTCACGGGTATTTGCCGAGCTGGGTGGCTTCACGACCGAGGGCTTGGCCGTTGGCGTCAATGCCGGCGCGAAAGCTCCCCTCGATGCTGTCGCTCGCATGGGGCAAGACCTGACGAAGGCCGGTCAGTTTGACCTGCAGGCCAATACTCCCGAAATCGCGGCCAGTAAAGGTCTGGTTACGAGCGCAAGCAGTTTAGGCGCGCAACTGGCCCAGGCCGGGGCGCTGGACAAAAACTTTGCGACACCAGGCACCGATCAGGCGATTCCCTCGAACATTGCCGAGCTAAATAGCCAGTTGGCCAAGGTCGGTCGCCTGGACGTCCGAAGTGCAGTTCCACCGACTAGTTCGGGCCAGCAGCGCCCTGCCGAGGTCATCAGCCTGAGCAAGCAGTTGGCCAATATGGGCCAACGGGATCTGCAGGCTGTTGCTCCCCAGCTCGGTACCGGCCAATCCCTAGCGGCGAACGCTGCACCAGGTATCACCCTGGACAGCCGACCTCCGATCGCGGGCGCTGCGCCCAGCATCAGCGACAGCCACGACGTCATCACCATCAACATTCACCCGGCACCTGGTATGGACCCACAAGCCATTGCCCGTGCTGTTAGTGCTGAACTGGATCGCCGCAACAGCGAGAAATCCGCCCGTCAGCGCAGCCGCCTTTCTGACCAGGAGTAACCCGCCATGATGCTCGCCCTGGGCATGTTCGTATTCAGCCTGCACACCTTGGCCTACCAGGAAATGCAGCGACAAACCGATTGGCGTCACGCTGCAAACAACCGTGTCGGAGCGCAGCCAGCACGGCAGTTCCTCGGCCGCGGCGAAGACGCCATTACGCTTCCAGGACTGCTGCTGCCCGAACTGGCGGGCACCACCATCAGCCTTGATGCCTTGCGCCAGATGGCCGACACGGGCAAGGCCTGGCCGCTGGTTGAAGGAACGGGCCGATTGCTTGGTCTTTGGGTGATCGAAAGCCTGAGCGATAACCGAACCATCTTCTTCCGAGATGGCGCTGCCCGGCGCATCGACTTCACCATCAGCCTCAAGCGCATCGATGACGGTCGCATCGACCTGATCGGTTCCGGATTGAGCGGTGGCCTGAACATTCTGCGAGGCCTGATGTGATCGACGCGGCTATTTCGAAGGTCACCGGCTACCTACGTGATGCTTTTGATGGATTGCAGCGCGACGCTGCCTATCCGGTACCTGCATTTCGCATCACCGTGGACGGGAACGATATCGCCATGCGAATCGCTCCACGCCTCATGAGCCTGCAATTGACCGACAACCGGGGGCTTGAAGCGGATCAGCTGAGCATTACGCTCAGCGACCACGACGGCCTGCTGACGATCCCGCCCCGAGGGGCCGTGATACGCCTCTGGCTCGGCTGGAGCGACACTGGCCTTGTCGACAAGGGCAGCTACGTTGTCGACGAGACAGAGCACAGTGGAGCGCCGGATGTCCTGAGCATCCGCGCCCGATCGGCAGATCTGCGCAAGGGTCTCAAGACCAAGCGCGAGCGCAGCTGGAGCACCACAACGCTCGGTAAGGTCCTACGCGACATTGCCCTGGGCAACGGACTCACCGCGAAGATAGCCAGCACGTTGGACGGCCAAGCGATCCATCAACTGGACCAGGCCAACGAGTCCGATGCCAACCTGCTGACCCGTCTCGGCGAGGACTTCGATGCAGTGGCCACCGTGAAAGCTGGTTGCCTGGTGTGCATGCCGGCAGGTGGCGGCAAGACCGTCAGCGGCCTGAACCTGCCACATATCACCCTCACCCGCCGTGACGGCGACCAGCACCGCTTCCTACAGGCAGATCGCAACAGCTACGACGGTGTGCGAGCCTACTTCTACGACGTCAACAGCACCAAAAAGCAGGAAGCGATCGCTGGGGGCGGCGAAAACCTCAAGGACCTGCGGCACACCTATAGCGACCGTCAGTCCGCGTTGCGGGCCGCCAGGGCCGAGCTGAACCGCCTGCAACGGGGTAGCGCAACGCTCAGCTATACGCTGGCCAAAGGCCTGCCAGACCTGATCCCCGAACTGACCTACACGCTCCAGGGGGTAAAGGCCGAAATCGACGAGATCATCTGGTACGGCGGCAACGTGCAACACAGCCTGGCGGACAGTTCCGGCTACACAGTCAGCCTGGAGCTGGAGAGTAAGCTTCCAGAGGACAGCGTTGATGGCCTCCTCGAGGACGGGGTGAAAGGCAAAATCGAATACACCGGCATCATCGCCTTCTACCGAGACACGGCCACCGGACAAGAGAAGTCGGTCACGGCCGGCGACCAAACCAAGCCAAAACGCCTGCGGCGTGTGTACGTGAACGAGAAGAACGCTCGCCGGGCTGTGAATCGGGAGTGGAAGCGGCTGCAGGATCCGCCAGACGGTCGTTGATCAGACCTGATTAAAATGCACCACACAATACCCATGAGATTCGCGGCTCTCGCTGCCGGATAGCAAAGGCCCCGCACTGCGGGGCCATCTTGTATCAGAGCGCTGCGACTATTCTTCTATGACTAATCCTTGGCCATTGTAGTCTTGGTTTGCTGTGGCAAGTTTGAGCATTGTTTGGCCGTACTTCACCTTGATGCCCTCTTTAATTTCAGCAGGGACATTCTTGTCCTTGAGGATTTTCTTCTGATGCTTCAAGTCCCTATTTAGTCTCGCCTTATACCGGGTCAACTCCTCTGGTTCATCCATCGAAGCTACTAGCCTAGCTGCAAAGTACCCAATAACGGGAACGATTAAACTGGCAAGCCCAGCCCAGTACTGTGCATATTTAGGATCAATCCATTGAATGCAGCTCGCGGTAGCAGCCGCGCCGAGGCCCGCCGTAATGGTAGCCTGCAAGCTCTGAGGCCCACCCTTTTTAGTGTCAGCCATTAGCGTTACCTCGCAGGCTGTTCAACTGATCGACCACGTAGCCAGTGGTTTTGATCCGCTGCACGCTTACTACAACTCCATTCCGTTTTCTCGTAACCACTATCTCAGCATCCGAGACATAGCGATTGAGAAAATATCTTGTCGCAATACGAGACAGCTTAAAAAGCGCAGGCGCCAGTATTATCAGGGATACATAGAAAAGCGCCTCAACAAACGCAACATCTATGTTCATCATCACACCTCAAACAAGTCTCCGACCTTTATCAGCAAAGTGCCTGGTAACTTCCAAAATCGTATAATTGAACGTAGACCTAGTTTGCCTGTATATCGCCTTGGTTTCAATAACAACCTCAAACAAATCCTCCTTAGAGAAACTTTGCTGATTTTGATTGACTTTATCCATAAATGCTTCATCAGCCAGCGTTACAGCATGCTCGGTACCATCAGCCAATTTTACACGCCAGCCGTTGTTCGACTCAAAATTAACCTGAACAAAATAGGCCGTCTTCTTTTCGGAAGTTATTTCTTCCTGCTCCAACGACTTGCGGGGCAGCGGAGAATAATCACTTGCATCTTCTTCCTTGATTACTACAACCGGATCATCTTGCTCATTCAGTACCTTGAACTTCGCACCTTCACGCCCCGAGATAGGTGCTTGCACAACGCTATGAACCGCATCTCGAACTTTTTTGTCGACGGCAAGGCGTGCCACAAACTTGTCGCACTCAACAACCTCGCCATCAACCTCAATTTTTGCTATATCCGAATCACCTTCAATCACAACATTTACGACACGGCGATTCTTGAGCTTCTTCACCACTTCAAGAAGCGATCCACCAGCTATAGCTGCACTCGCCGCCGTGAGACCTAAGTATTTCAAGACCGCTAGGGCTTGTGGAGTGCTAGCGAGCAGAAGGTATTCAATTATCACCGAGCCTTCTTTAGCAGGGGCCGTGACCTTTAGATTTACCTCGGCCCCTTTGTTTATCAGCGCATTAGCCTCTGCAACCATGTCGCACACACCCTGAATAGAGCGACTAAGGGTTTGCGCATCTATTTCGTGATTGTGATAATCGCCAGACTCGGCATCATAAGATATCGAAAACTTTTCCTTGGCTGCTTCGGCCATAACTCCCTCATCAGATAAGTGCTTGCAGATCATATAAAGCCCCGACATATTTTGTCGGGGCCTTTTTTATTTATCCCTTACGCTGGCGATTGCCTAGCACCTCTAGAACCCGTAATACATCCTGCTGTTGCTGTGGGTCCAATCGGCGCAGAAGATCAATGAATGCGCGCTCCAGTTGAGTAAGGTGTTCCATGTTGCGTACTCCGTTTCCATAATCGGTCGCCTGGTGCCGACGGCACCAAACAAGACGACCGGGAGTTCCGCATTGTCGGCATACCTAAGCGTGCCACTAGCCCCTCATCCACTCCCCATCACCCTCAAAAAACAGCCTACCGCCGCTAGCGCACGGCATCCGTACACCTGGCGATAACACCAACGAGCTGGTCAGGCCTCACGCCTGGTCGTTAGCCACCGCAAACGCCGAGGCCATACGCACCAGGATCGCCATATCGGAATCCTTGATCTTCTGCGCCAAGTGCATCAGTTCAGCCCCCTCCGGGCTGAGTTGGTCAGCATGTACAGGCAGCCGCACACCGGTAACGACGTACAGAACATCCACCCCTTTCTCTGCGACCGCAGCTAAGTAGGCCGCGTCGGGGCTTCGTTCACCCTTCTCGTAATTGAACTGTGAGGTTTTCGCCACACCAGCAATGGCGGCGAAGTCAGCCTGGTTGTAGCCAAGGCGGACACGCTCCTCTCTCAGCCTTTCGCCGATATTCAACAAAACGGAACTCCAATCCTTGACCATTCAACAAATGTTGAATAATCTGACCTTGCAATCACACGAAATCACACGAAACGAGACTATGCCGAACACCTACCCCACCGAGCAAGCATGCCGGGAAGCGCGCGCTCGCCTCGCGCAACAAGGAATTTCAGCGAAAGAGTGGGCTGAGAAGCATGACCTCAACCCTTCCACCGTGTACGCGGTCCTGAACGGCCAGAAAAAGTGCCTCCGAGGTGAGGCGCACCGAGCGGCCGTGCTGCTCGGCATCAAACCCGGACCTGAAAATTAAGCCCCCTGGCTCAAGGAGGAAACCAGAACATGAAGCGTCCCGTTCTAGAAACCCTGCGCCAGGTGGTGAGTGCCGTGGTCTGCGCCTATCCAGGCGGCCGCGAATGCGCTGCAGCCCGCCTTGGCTACGAGTTGAAGCAATTCGACAACCGCGTCTACGAGAACGCCGGTAGCCGCCCACTGACTTACGACCAGATCCACCTGCTGGAAACCGACGCCGGTACCACGCACCTGCCCGAGTTCATCGCCAAGATGTACGGCGGCATGTTCGTGCCGCTCATCCAGCCCGAAGACCTGGACAACGTCGAGCTGTACCAGCGCTCAGTGCGGGCTGCTGCCAAGCGTGGGGTAGTCGACCAGATCATCGCCAAGTCCCTGGAAGACGGCGTCATCGAGGAAGACGAAGCCAAATTCATCATGGATGCACACCACCAGTACCTCTCCGCACGCACGGCCGAGGTCACAGCGACCATCCAGTTGCACACGAAAGGGGATTCGAATTGAGCACCTACAAGCTCGTTTGCCCCCACTGCTCCAGCCGTATGCGCATCCGTACCAGCGAAGGCAAACACATCTTCCTGCGGATCGCTTACCTGCAATGCGCGAACGAGGGTTGCGGCTGGTCCGTACGGGCGCAGTTCGAAATGACCCACGAAATGAGCCCGAGCGGTATGCCGAACCCCACGGTTCGCCTGCCGGTCGCCCCGGTGGCTATGCGCCGCCAAGCGATGCAAACCGCTGCTGCTGACGATCAACCCGACCTGCTGGACCAGTTGGACATGGAGGAAGCCACCGCATGAACGCCATCGCCCTGACCACCAACCACGAAACCGATTACCGCGCTGCGATGCAGCAGGCCGCAGTGGCCTTCCTGTTCCGCCGGGAGGGTCTTCACCTTGCCGGCGACCACCAGGTGCTGGAGAACTGCCGCCGCTTCCTGGCGCAGTCGCTGGAAGTACCAGCACACCTGGTGCAGCGCATCGCTGAACTGGCCGTCGCTGAGTTCGAGAGCAAGACCACCGGGCGCTTGAAGCTCCTGGGCGTATGCCCGACCAGCGGGATTTTCAGGGCACAGCTGATCCTGCTGGATACCACGACTCAACAGCGGCACCTGGTGCCGGCGCGCTATCTGCCCCGACGTATGCGGCAGGCCTGCAACACCTCGAAGTAACCCGAACAACCCCCTTCCCGATGCCCCGTTCTGCGTGGGTAAGGGGAAACTGCATTCCATTGGTGGCATATGAGCAAGATCAACCTCCAAATTGAGCTGGACGAGCAGCAGGCCAAGCACTACCTGCAATGGCTCACCAGTCAGTTCAACCTGACCATGGCCGACGTCTGGTATTCCGATCGCTACCGCAATGTACCGGTCGGTAAGCGCGGCCCGAAGGTTCTGGCGGATGTGCCCCACCTCTCCGGCATCTGCCGCACCCGCAAAGCGCTTGAGCAACAGCTCGCAGCCACTAGCCCGGAGCGTGCGCAGTGAATCGCAAGCCCATGGAACATAGCCTGCGTGCCGAAGTACTTCGGCGCCTGCAGGATCAGTACGGCCTCAAGCCAATGGCCGGCACTCAATATCTGCGCAAGGGGACCTGCCCAAACTGCGGCAAAAAAGAGCTGTACTCGCGCCAAGACGAGCCGTGGTTCATCAAGTGCGGCCGAGAGAGCAAATGTGGCGAGCAGTGGCATGTCAAAGAGCTGTTCGATGACCTTTTCGATGACTACAGCAAGCGCTACCCCGCCACGCAGGAATCTCCCCGGGCATCGGCAAACGCCTATTTGCAGAACGCCCGCGGCTTTGACCTGGACCTCATAAAAGGCTGGTACACGCAGGAAAACTACTGGGATCGCAATCTCGCGATTGGTAGCGCCACTGTCCGTTTCAACTTGGAGCACGGCGGCTATTGGGAGCGCCTGATTGACCAACCGCACCGGTTTGGCAAGAAAAAAGCGCGTTTTGCGCCCGGCCAATCACCCAAAGGCTACTGGTGGTGCCCGCCCACGGTTGACCTGTTGGAAGTAGACGAGCTGTGGATCGTCGAGGGCATTTTCGACGCCATCGGCCTGCTGCATCACGACCTGGACGCCGTATCGGCCATGAGCTCGGGCGCATTCCCGTTTGAATCGCTCAAGGCGTTGGCCGAGCTGCGTCGTGGGCATGGCAAGAAACTCCCACGCCTGGTGTGGGCCTTGGACAATGAACCAGGGGCCCACCGCTTCACACGCAAGCATGCAGCCCTGGCCCGCGAGCTGGGATTCACCTGCGAGGCAGCCCAGATTCCACAGAATGGCCGCAAGGTGGACTGGAACGACCTGCACCAGCGCTGGAACTTTATCGACGCTGACAAGCGCCAAGAGCGGATTGATCGAGACCTGCGCGAGGCGCGTTATCACGGCAGCTTGCTGCTGGCCGACAGCGCGGCCGAGAAAGGCGTGCTGATGTACGACTGGCGCGAGCGCCAGGAATTTCACTTCTCCTACGAGAACCGCCTCTACTGGTTCAAGATGGATGTGGAGAAGTTCAACAAGGCGCTCCAGCAGCTGGACGAGTCCGAGCGGCAGGAAGACTTGGTCCTGACTGACCGCCAGCGCCGCGACAAGGCGCTTCGCCAGTGCGGCGCGGTGATCGAGATCGCCAACTGCTACCCGCAAGCGTTGTACTTCCAGCGCAACGAGGTGACGGACGAGTCCTGGTACTACTTCCGCGTCGATTTCCCGCACGACGAGCCGAGCGTGCTGAACACCTTCACCGGTGGGCAGGTCACCACTCCCAGCGAATTCAAGAAGCGCCTGGTCGGCATGGCAGCCGGCGCCTACTTCACCGGCAGCGCCTCCCAGCTCGATCGGATCATGCAGCAGCAGCTGTTTGCCCTGAAGACCGTCAAGACCATCGACTACGTCGGCTACAGCAAAGAGTACGGCTGCTATGTGTTCGGCGACCTGGCCGTGCGCGGTGGTGTGCTCGAGCAGGCCAATGCCGAGGACTACTTCGAATTCAAAGGCCTGCGCCTCAAGTCGCTGCAGAAGTCGATCAAGCTCGAAATCAACCGGGACGTCTCGGCCTACCGCCCCGAGTGGTTCAAGTGGCTGTGGACCTGCTTCAACACCCAGGGCGTGATCGCCCTCGCTTTCTGGTTCGGGTCGTTGTTCGCCGAGCAGATCCGCGCCGAGTTCCAGTCGTTCCCGTTTCTGGAGGTGACCGGCGAGGCCGGCGCCGGTAAGTCCACCCTGTTGATGTTCCTGTGGAAGCTCATGGGGCGCCAAGATGAGGAAGGCGACGACCCTATCAAGATGACCAAAGCGGGTCTGCGTCGCTGGCTGAGCCAAACCTCGGGCATGCCCGTGGTAATGCTCGAGGCCGACCGCAGTGACGCCGAGACAGGCGCAGCCAAGTCCTTTGACTTTGACCAGTTCAAGCCGTTGTTCAACGGCCGCGGCCTGGGCCTGACCGGTGTGAAGAACGGTGGCAACGACACCAACGCGCCGCCCTTCCGCGCAACGCTGGTTTTTAGCCAGAACGCCTCAGTCGTTGCGTCTGAGGCCATCCTCACTCGTATCGTCAAGCTGCACTTCGTGCGCCCGGAGGTCACCAGCGACAGCCGTGCGGCCGCTGACAACCTGAACCACCTGCAAGCCAGCGAAGTGAGCCACTTCCTGCTGATGGCAGCCAAGGCTGAGCAGAAGGTCATGGAAACTTTCCGTGCCCAGGTAAAGGTGCATGAGCAGGCGCTGCGCGAAATGCGCGAGATCCGCATCGAGCGGATCATCAAGAACCACGCCCAGATGATGGCCCTGGTAGACGCGCTGCGATCGGTCGTGCCGATGACTGACAGCCAGCACGAAGGCACCCTTCGCGAGCTGCGCGCCATGGCTGTTGGCCGCCAGCTGGCCGTTAACTCTGACCCGAAGGAAGTGGCCGAATTCTGGGAAGTGTTCGACTACCTGGAGTCGCTCAGCGACGAGCCAGTGGTAGACCACAGCAAGAACGCGGAACTGATCGCAGTTCACCTCAACGAGTTCTGCGAACGGGCCGCCGAGCACAAACAGAAGCTCGCCGACGCAACCACCCTGCGCAATTTACTGCGCAACAGCAAATCGCGCCCCTTTGTCGACGCCAACCGCGCAGTCGATAGCGCTGTGCGTGCGGCGTTCAACAGCCGCACCACCAGCGCGAACACACGACCAACCACCGTCAAGTGCTGGACCTTCAAGGCCGGCTGAACAGCTCTGGCGCTGCAACGCCGAGCAAAAACCCAAGGAGAAACGACATGTACCTAAGCAAAATCGAAGGCCCAGCTGGCTCTGGCAAAACCACGAAACTGCGGAAGCTGGCAGAGGAAAAGCGGCTCGAAAATCACATTCTTGTGGCTACGCAGATGAGCGCGGAGGCGCTCAAGCGAGCTGTGCGCCGGCTGGTGTGGCGCGGGGCAAAAGACCTGTTCATCGATGAGTGCCCGAAAAGCTTACTGGACGAAATCGTTGAGATCGTGGTGGATCTGCCGGGCTCTATGCACATCACTTTGCACGCAGTCGTCGATCCAACTCCGCCAGCCCCAAGCAGCCGAATCGTTTTCGATGAGTTTTTCGCCTACCAGGACGAGCGGCCCGGCATTCGCGAAGCGGGCACTCAAGCACTTGCCCGCCTTGTTCCGGTGGCACTGCGTGACACGGGCCAGAGCCGCACGGTAGGCCGCTTCCTGCTCGGGTTGTACAACGGGCATGAGTTCCCGTTCACCCTCACCGACCTGCGCAGCCTAGATGCAGGCCTGTTCGACGACTGTATCGCCGTACTGCGCCTCGACAACGTCCCCGAGCTTGAAGTCCACGAGTACCTACCGAAGGGCCGGATGATCTTCAACCAACTGCGCGAGTACTGGGGATGAAGTGGCAGGCGAAGCGCAACCAGGACGGCCAGTTCATCCCGCGTTGCTGGGTAACCGACAGCGGCTACACCGTGGCCGAGTGCCGGCTTCCGCACTCGCGGTACCCGGTGACCCGTCCAGGCTCCTCCCTGCCATTCGCCTATGCCGACAGCCGTGAAGAGGTTGTCCAGGTCATCACGACAGACATGCAGGCCAGCGCGGCCAGCGAATAACCAGAACGCCGGCCAGCTGCAACTGGTCGGCGATCACCCCAAGGAGAAATGACATGCACCACTACTACAAATCCGAGGCTCCCGAGGTGGTGGCCACAGTCCAGGAGTTCTATCAGGCGAAAGACCAGCTGAATGAGCGCCTGGCCGAGTTGGGCAAAATATTTGGGGGCGCTGTCGCCCCGATGCACGACGTTACCTCGCACTTCGCCGGTGGCGTGAAACTCTCCGCCAGTCCTGAATTGGACGTCCACTGGCGCCGCCCTGACGAGTATGGCTACCGGAGCCTGCGTCATAAGGCTGTACCGCCAAAGGGCATTACAAAGGAGCAGCGCTCGGCGATCCGGGGTGAGCACGATCGTCTGTGCGAGCAGTGGAAAGCGAATTGCCCGCCTCCTCTGGACCGCCTTGATTACTGGGACCGACTGAGCGTGAACACCGGCAACCTCTTGCTCTGCGGCGGCGCCTTCTTTGTGCACCAGAACATCGCCTATTTCGCCCTTGGCTTCGAGATCAATAAGGCCGACCACGAAGAGAAGGTCGCTGCGGGCAAACCCACATCTGGCTGGATCAGTGGGGCCATCGAGCTCCTGCCCAGTGAGTATGAGGCAGCCCGCTTGGCGAAAGTCGGGGGTGCAGCATGAGCTCGCTGGACAAGCTGAATTTAATGCTGGGGTTCACGGTGTGGGCCGAAGAGCACGGCTATGACCTGAGCTCTGATGCCAATGGAAACCCGACCAACGTGGAAACCCGTGCGGCCTGGCTCGGGTTCGAGGCGGCACATGGCCCCGCCGGCTGCCGACCATCTGGCCAGCAGCTCTATGCGCGGATCAAAAGAACCAGCGAATACGCGCACCAGTGCGACAAGTTGTTCCCTGTTCGAGTAGGCAAACCACCCTACGGAAACTTTGCTGTCCACGGCGGACCAGGCGGCGTTTACCCGATTCGTGACGTCGAGTTCTACATCATCGATGACGGTAAGCAGTACCGCCTCAAGTAACCAGGTGGCGCCGAGGAGCTGCAACTCCCCGGCGCCGACCAACCCCAAGGAGAAACGACATGCAAGAAGAAACCCCAGGAGTTGGCGCCGTGAAGGCTACCACAGGGGCGCGCCCACGGCTGGCCAGCCACTCGCAAGACCTGCCGAACCATTGCGACATCTGCAATACCGCCCGGTCAACACGGAAGCATCAGCGCTGTAGTCAGATCCGCCAACAGCGCAAATCAGTGGAGTTGGAAACCTACATGGCAAACGTCGAAGCCAAGAAAGCACAGAAGGGACGCCGAAATGCTCGTTAAACGCAAGTTGACTCACTTCCACTTCTGCTGCGGTCTGGGCGGCGGCGCCAAAGGGTTCAACCGGGCCAAGCCTATCGTCGGCAATATGCAGGGCGAATGGGAATGCATCGGCGGCGTCGACGTTGACCCGGCCGGCCTGGCCGATTTCGAGCGTTTGAGCGGCGTGAAAGGCACCTTGATTGATCTGTTCACTCGCGACCAATACATCCGCTTTCACGGCAAAGAGCCGCCACCAGGTTGGCGCGAGGCCACGCCGGAGGACATTCAGCGTGCCGCCGGCGGACGCCGCCCCGACGCTGTGTTCATCAGTTCCCCTTGCAAGGGAGCCAGCGGCCTGCTGTCCGAAACCATGAGCATGACCCCGAAGTACCAGGCCCTGAACGAGCTTACGCTGCGCTGCATCTGGCTGTTCGGCGAGGCCTGGCGCGATGACCCAGTACCGCTGCTGGTGTTCGAGAACGTCCCCCGCCTGGCCAGCCGCGGCCGGCACCTGCTGGACCAGATCGGTGCCCTGCTTAGCCACTTCGGCTATGCGGTTGCCGAAACCACCCACGACTGCGGCGTCATCGGAGGCCTGGCACAGAGCCGCAAGCGCTTCCTGCTGGTGGCCCGCCATGTCGAGAAGGTGCCGCCGTTCCTGTATGAGCCGGAGAAGAAGAGCCTGCGGGCCGTGGGAGACATCCTCGGCCGCATGCCGCTGGCTGGGGATATTGAGCTGGCCGGCCCCATGCACCGGGTGCCAGCCCTGCAGTGGAAGACCTGGGTTCGTCTGGCCCTAGTCGAGGCGGGAAAGGACTGGCGCAGCTTGAACGATCTGGCGATCGAGGATGGCTACCTGCGCGACCTGATCATCGTTCCCGAGTTCCGTGACGGCTTCCTCGGCGTGAACGATTGGGCCGAGTCTGCCGGTACCGTGGCGGCCCGCAGCGGGCCGACCAATGGCAAGTTCTCCGTCGCCGACCCGCGTGCCAAAGCTGGTGCACTGCAGTACCAGCAGTACGGCGTGCGGCGCTGGCAGGACACAAGCGGCGCGGTCATCGGGGTGAAGAGCCCAGGGCAAGGCACATTCAGCGTTGCAGACCCGCGCCGAGGTGGAGAAGGCTTCGGCAAATACCAGGTGACGCCGTTCGCTGGTACCGCCAACACGGTGATTGCCGGCAGCACCACGGGCCAAGGCGCCTTTGCCGTGCAGGACCCGCGTTATCACAATTGGCACCCAGGCGCGTCAAGCCGCAAGCTCAATGTGGTAGCCATGAACCAGACCGCTGGCACCGTGACCGGCTCGCAGCAGGTGGCCAGTGGTGCACTGTCGATCGCTGACCCGCGCCCGGGCATGCGCCGCAGCAAGGGCGATGCCTACCTTACTGGCGGCCACTACGGTGTGGTCCCATGGAATGGCCAGGCCGGCGCCGTTTCTGCCAGCGCAATGCACGACAACGGACGGTGGAGCATTGCAGATCCGCGCCTGCCCGAGGCCAACGACCGACTCACCTGCGTCATCGAATCACTCGACGGAACCTGGCACCGCCCCTTCACCACCCTGGAGTTGGCCGCGCTGCAAAGCCTGGTCGAGCCCGAGGAGCAGCTGGAGCTGGATGGTTTGAGCGATCAGGCCTGGCGAGAGCGTATCGGCAATGCGGTACCGCCGGCAGCGGCGGAAGCAATCGCCCATGTAATGGGCACCACCCTGCTCCTGGCCGCCCAGGGCGAAACCTTCATGCTCAGCAGCATGCCGATATGGGTACGCCCTGTGGCAGTTGGCCTGAGCGTTGCGCATAGAGAAATCGCCGGGTGAGTGCGATGAACTTGCATACCAAGAACTGACGCCCCGAACTTCTAGGCCTGGAAACAGGCCTTGATGTCATCACGGCCCATACACTGGGCCGTATCTTCGTTTTCGAGTGAAAAATAATGGCAGCTGGAGTCGAAGTACGCGGCAATCATGTCCGCGTGTATTTCCGTTACCAGGGCGAGCTTTGCCGGGAGACCATTCCCGGGGACGCCTCGCCCGCAAACCTGGCCAATGCCGAGCGTCTGGTCGGGATTATCAACTACGAGATTGAGGCCGGCACGTTCAACTATGCCCGGCACTTTCCCGACTCGCCGCGAGTCAAGACCAACACCCTCGGCCACTACATCGACCTGTGGCTAGAAATAAAAGGCAACCAGATGGCAGCCAGCGGCTTCGCCATGTACCGCAGCCGCACCGAGAAGCACATTCGCCCACGCTGGGGCGATCAGCAGGCAGATCGCATTGATCATCTGGACATTCAACACTGGGTGCAAAGCGTGCTGATGCCCAAGCTGCACAACAAGACCGTACGCGAGATCGTCAGCCACCTGCGCCAGATCTTCCAGCTGTACCGTACCCGGAACCGCTTCGCGTTCGACCCGACCGATGGGATCACTATCTCGCTGCCAGACGCTGACGACCCAGACCCATTCACCCGGGAAGAAATCAACGCGATCCTGGAGCAGCAGACTGAACGGCAACAAGAAATCAACCTGACGGAATTCATGATCTGGACTGGCCCACGCGTCAGCGAAGCGATTGCCCTGGCCTGGGAAGACGTCGACCTGGTGGCGGGTACCGTGGAGATTCGCCGCGCGCGGGTGGCCGGTCAGTACAAAGTGACCAAAACCCGGCGCTCTACACGCAAGGTCAAACTGCTCGCTCCAGCCCTGCGCGCTCTGCAGGCGCAAGCCAAGTTCACCCAGCACATTGCTCCGGAACTGATCGAGGTCGTCGACCGCGACAATCGGACGGTGCGGGAACAGCGCGTGCGCTTTGTATTCCACAACAGTGCCACTGGTGAGCCGTACCGCTCTTCTGATGTTCTGCGGCATGGCTGGTGGATCACGCACCTGGAAAAAGCTGGCGTACGCCAGCGTGGGCCGAACACCTGCCGGCACACCTTCGCCAGTCAGATGCTTAGCAGTGGTATCGCCACGCCGGAGTGGATCGCGGATCAGATGGGGCACACCTCGACGGCGATGATCTTCAAGCACTACGCGAAGTGGATCAGCGAGGACGGCCCTGATGTGGTGGGGTTGTTGAATCAGGCGCTCAGGTTGACCTGAACGCACAAAAAAAGGGGCCGCAAGGGCCCCTTTCTTCTGCCTGTCATTCCCAAAGTGTTCCCAAAACGCTCCCATGTGAGGGTCAAGCGGTGGCGAACATCAATGAAATCAAGCACTTGTATGGCGGAAGCGTAGAGATTCGAACTCTAGGATAGTTGCCCATCGACGGTTTTCAAGACCGTTGCCTTAAACCACTCGGCCACGCTTCCAGCTCGTTTTGCGGCCGCCATAATACCGTAATGAAACAAGCTGTCAAACTCTCTGTGTCGCGGGTTGCGGGAGCTCTGATAGACTCCTAGCATCTGAACGTTTGAAAACCACAGGTTTACCAAGGAGTGTCGCCATGCGCGAACAGGATTACGCCGTACACCACGGCCAGCAGGTCGAGCAGCAGGAGATCAGCAAGGTCCTGCGCAACACGTACAGCCTGCTGGCGCTCACGCTCGCCTTCAGCGGTGTCATGGCCTTCGTGGCCCAGCAGATGCGCGTCGGCTACCCGAACGTGTTCGTGGTGCTGATCGGCTTCTACGGGCTGTTCTTCCTTACCAACAAACTGCGTGATTCGGCCTGGGGTCTGGTATCCACCTTCGCGCTCACCGGCTTCATGGGCTTTATCCTCGGCCCTATCCTCAACCGCTACCTGGGCATGGCCGGTGGCGCCGAAGTGGTCAGCTCGGCATTCGCCATGACTGCGCTGGTGTTCGGGGGGCTGTCGGCTTATGTGCTGATTACCCGCAAGGACATGAGCTTCCTCAGCGGCTTCATCACTGCGGGCTTCTTTGTCCTGCTGGGTGCTGTCGTGGCCAGCTTCTTCTTCCAGATCAGCGGCCTGCAGCTGGCGATCAGCGCTGGCTTCGTGCTGTTCTCGTCGGTCTGCATCCTGTTCCAGACCAGCGCGATCATTCACGGTGGCGAGCGTAACTACATCATGGCGACCATCAGCCTGTATGTGTCGATCTACAACCTGTTTGTCAGCCTGCTGCAGCTGTTTGGCATCATGGGTCGTGATGACTGA